GTGTAATTAAAGAAAAGAGAAAGAGAAATCACTCTAAGTATCCTCCTAAGGCAGTACCTGCATTATTCAGTAGTAGCCACTATATTACTTCATATAGCTGTCCACTCAGAGCTATCCTCTTTATAGGAAATCCCCCCCTTCGTCACCTACACCTGGTGAAGCGAGAAAAGTAAGTTGTTGTTGTAACTCGCTTGCTTGGGTTGCTTTCTCCATTCGAGAGCCTAAACTACCAGCGGCACCACAAATCTTCCCATACGCATACTTGCGTTCAAGGTTGAATTCGTGCCAGTTTCGGATTGAAACTTGATAGCCTTGAGATCGGATTATCTCAGCGGCCCTATGAACAAGAAAGTCATAAGTCTCACGCCCGTGTTCAGCAATGTAACGAGCGTAAGTGTCGAAATTTGTTTGTAGGCAGTCTTCGAGTACTCTGCCTTCTTTTGTCCAGTTCATAAGTTCGAAAATTGGTTCCAATTGAACTGGAGCCCAGCAAATATCTACATATTCTGGGTCTTGTCGGAACTTTCGTTTTAGGAATTGTGCTTCATCCATTTTGACGAATGGTACAAACTCGTCTCCTTTAGTAGCCATAGTATACTGGAAACCATGTACGGTCATTACTGTACCGATGTTAACCATATTAAAGTAATCTACAGCTTCAGAAGATTCGCCTATATCATCGTCGCCGAAATACACTCCTGTGACATTCGCGTCGTACACATCCATAACGTTTGTTCCTCTAGTATCATACTCATCCCATAAGTCTTCATCAGAATTATCTGGTTTGAGTAGTCGGTTTTGTCCGTCGACGAGCATTGGTAATAGTGGTCCATCGAATGCAATATTCAAATACATTTCCATAAAGCACGCCCTCATCATACAATCATTGGGTTGGGAATTAAAAATGGTAGTTATTACACTCCCAGAATTATTACCGTGATGTTTAGAATAAACAATCCAAGCTCCTACTAACGAATTAAATAAGATATGGACTGATTGTAACAACTCGGCAAATAAAATAGCCCTCATGTCAAAGAATTCGTCCTTATAAAAGTCTTGCATAGTATAAAGCAATACTCGAGCCCACTGATTAAGGATGGCTCCGTCATAATTACTCTGGTCTCCTTCTCGTACGCGTCGGCCTCCGAATGGGAACAAACGGTTTCTTAGATGGGCCCATTCAGGTCCCTCCGGATTTATCCCCACTGCACACGAATTATCATTGTGTGCTGCCATTGTTGCGGCGATAAAGTCACCCATATACTTTTTACAGATATATGTAAGAGCGCATGGTGATATAACAAACATGCGTTGTTTCCCTTTTAACACTTTTTCTGTCGGTACACGAGCGTCTTTCTTGCAATCTTGCCAGAAGAACATAGGACGTTCACCTTTTAAAAGCTTTGCTTCTGCTTCATCTACAGTGGTTCTGAACTCATCATCTATAATAGTTCCGTTTTCGAAATCCATAAAATCTCTTTTACCTGCTTGTTTTGCTCGGCGAGAGAAAGGATACCCCATTGAGGAGTCTTTATTCAACGGACGTATATAGTCGGTGTTTACATTACCAGCTATAATTTCAGCCTCAGTTTGCAATTGCGGTTCACGCTCTTTATATCGATCTAGCGATTCATTCCAGAGTGTTCGGACTCTCCAGCCTACTGCTTCTTCGATATCAGCAGCGAAAGGGACGGTCATGCGTCCATACTTTTCCACCTGCTGTTTGCACGGATCAGGAATTCCCAACCGTGCAACCTCCTGTCGCGATAGTGTTGGTCGAGTGGTATGTGGATGTATCTTATCAAACGTCGGTAATTTAGTATACATAGTCTTCTCTATAGAGCCCGGTGAAACCGAAGAAGCCAAGAAGCCTATTGGCGTTAAGCAACGATCTCCAGTAGCTGGAAAAAGTGCATCAATCTCGATCCTAGTCAAATCAATGGTATCTATTAACCGCACTGTGTCAGGCATTTCTGGTACCTCGGCGGCCTTATCTACATAGCCAAAAACTTGCTTGATCTGAGACGCAACAGTCCCAATAGCCTCTTTTAACTCCGATTCAAGAATTGGTATTCCTCCACCAAATCCCGTTCCAGATTCTATTCCTTTGTGTATACCAAATATCTTACGTTCACTACGTCTATTATAAAGCACCAACGGGGATCCAGAACATCCTGCTATAGACGCGGTTTCATACCGCACTCCTACCATATACTGTTCTGAGCCTTCCGCCAATTCCATTGTGCCTATAAACTTTATCGGTTTACCCTTCATGACTTCTGCTACGACCTGTTCTTTTAAGTACATCACGTGTCCAAGTATAATCTTTTCACTTGTTAAGTAATCAGAAAGATGGTTTAAGAAATTATGCGTAATCGTTTTGAACGCTTCTATATCAATGCCAAAATCATAAATACCCCAATCAACTGTAGGATGCATAAAGCACCTGTTTGGATTATATGAATGGCGTGTAAAAATAGATTGTCCATGTTTCTTTCGCATAAGTATCATAGTAGATCCACTCTCTTCTATCGATTTCAGTACATGCTTATTAGTCAGTACTATTCCATGCTGGATGCCTATACCTTGCCCCATAACTTTTTGCGCTGTTTCAATTGGGGTATATTCAGAGGTTCGAGTAAACCCGATAGCTACCATGTTTGGCAGTACTCTGTTATTAAGAACGGCATCAGCATTTTGATCTCGAAAGACAGTTTCTACAATCTTTTCTGATAGATCCACTTCCATTTGGTCATTAACTTGCTTGTGCACAATTGGTGTTACTTTACGACGTATTATCTGGTCGAAAGAGTATGGGTTTGACCCCAATTGATTGGTGACTTCATGGAGTCCCAAATCTCGCTCTAACTGACCAAGAGCTGCGCCATATTGATGAGTGGCGTCGTCGAAAACTGTCTCAGCTACATCAGGTGACAGGTCAGGATATTTAGTTGCCATAGATCTCATAAATTTAGGTTTGCGAGTTGCTGCGTTTTGTTGAAATCGCATTAACAGAGCTCCTTGATCTTCAAGTTCTTTTGTGGTATCTCGTTTAATCATCCACATAGCAAACAATCCTGAAACCAAAACACCTACCATAGTGACAATAGGGTGAGCGCAAATTGTATTCCAAATCTTTGATCCAGTTGACCGGATAAGTCCATCTTCCGCTGTGATTCGCTCAATGATTCGCGAAAACACATCCTTACATTTCCATGGCTGTTGCATTTGCACTTCGCGTTTTATACAGAGTGTTAATTCAAGCAAGCGATTCAATCTAATGAGATCACGTGTTCCTATCTTTACATCTGTATAAATCTCTATCATGGTGATTGCTATATTGTATGTTTCTTGATCTACAATATTACTCACCTGTCCAGCATCATGATAAAAGACGAGAGGTCCCTTTAATGCGTGTAGCATATTTCGTAAACGAACACAATCATCGAGTGTAGTATCAGGATTGTATGCGCGCATAAAGAGTTTAACATCTTCCCAATCAACTTTAGGCATTTTCACATCCGGCATCTGGTCTTGTACACGCATTCCTTCTAATCGACGTCGCTGTTCTTCTTCTTGTCTGAAAAGTTCCGCTAGATTTTGATCAACTTGTACCAATCGAATACGTTGTTCTTCAGCTTTAATTTCCACGACAGCACGACTACAGGTTTCTAATTCTTCAATAACTTGATTTTGCTTATCCATATGTTCTGTGTATCTTCGCTTAGCATAGAGAAGCATCTGTTTATGGTTCATTACTTCCACTCCATCTTTTCGCATTCCTGTAAGTGGATCAAGCACTTGAAACAACAGATGTTCTTGGTTATTTTTCGGTCGGTTATTAAGAATCCATACTTCTCCTACACGTTCTCCGTGTTCAGGAGCTACTGTCACTTCCACCAAGTCGTTGACTCGGCGGTTAATCGCATCTGTAAAGCGTATATTCGCATTATCCTGGAACCGGGCTTCATTACCCGTAAGTACCATCAATTTCGACTTGAAGGTACGACCTTTATCTCCCATATGTGCAAAGAGAGGCATAAAGGCTTGATTTCCATTCATCATGATCATCAACGCTTCACAGCACGAATCTTTCCGATATTGTCCAAAATCATCAAACATGATATTCTCAAAACCTTTGTATCCGTCCATACGTTCATTTTTCTCATTGATAGAATAGACTTCTTTTGGTAGATCTACTATCTCTGGAAAATCGCGTAAAAACCGAGTAGCATAAGTCGTTTTCCCTGCTCCTGGTTTACCGTAAAATTTAATACAGTATGGATCTGGTCGTGTTTTCATTTCTGATGTTCGTCGCTCCGCTTCTCTTGTAACTCGTAAAAGTACTTGGTGTGCCATATTAAAATTTTGCCGTTGAGCTATGCTGAAATCTGCTGTTCCTAATTGATGTGCTTCTGCTGTTAATTCTGTGATATTATCACGATCAAATTCGCTAAGAATATAATTCGGGTTAGCCAATCGCACTTCCAAATCTCGTGCTTTTTCTAAAAATTTTGAAACTCGCGCATTAGTGTTAAAGTCTTGGCCAGTAAAAATGTAATAACCTTTCTCCATAATCCATGAGAACAGATCAAAAACCAATTTTATTAATCCGGCTACACTTTTACATGCGTTAACAAGACGTCCAGCAGTACAAATATCAGCTATCTCTTTCTTAAAATATTGATTAAATTTGGCAAGAGCCATAAATGGCATAGCTGCAAAAGACGAAATTGTATTGAGTAGAGTCCAAGTACTTTGTACTGAGCCGAGGATTTCCTCCCCATCTGCTCCGGCAATGCAATCTTTAAGAATCATGGTGTCTCCAGTAGCTTTCGAATAAATAGGAGCGACCAATCCCTTAAAGAATCCAATAACTGCATCCTTTAGTTTCTTTGGCCATTTCACTGATATTAACATGTGTGTAATTTCGATGATAAAGTCCATCACTGTATGTGCTTTAACTATATGTCTCAAATGTAACATAAGGTTCATAACGTTAGCCAAAGCATTACTTTCACTAAACGATTCCATAGATAGTGTTGCTACTTGGCCTTTTAAGTCTCCGATAACTTTAGTGACCTTATCTTGAGCAATAACTACTTCACGTTCAATACTTTGTCTGAGATGTTGAGTACTACTATCAATACTATCTTTTACTTTCAGATCAAAATTACGATGCGCTGTTTGGAGTGTCTGTCCTGCAACAATTGATGCATTTACACACTTTTCTTCTGCTGTGTTCATAATACTCTGGGCACTCAATGTAGTGTGATCTACTGTTCGTCGATAATCCACCAACAACTCAGTAGTTTTCTCCATACTGTATTGCAAAACGTCTTTAATCACTGTAGCTGAATGTTGTATCTCTTGAGTTGCTGATTGAGCTACCATAGCAGTACTATCACACATAAGATCTACTTCATGTCGCATACTTGTTGCTGTCTGCACTACCGGACTTAACGAAGCTGCTAAATATCTAGATACAAAATTATCTTGTCGTACCTGGTCTGTTTGCGTTGCTGATGTAGTCATTTCTGTATCTATATCAACGAGCCTCTCGCTGAGATCACTCTCAGAGCTAGGCTCTACTGACCGAAAATCCGTCGTTTCTGATGATATTAAGTCTGTACCCTCCGCTTCTAACATATATCCCGGAGGTATATGTAGTTGCGTAAAACCACACGCTCCACTATCTTTTTCCATCTGATCAATAACTATAACGTTGCAGTCTTGTTCACCAGTCCAATATAAAGTATCATCTTCACATACTGGTTGGCTCCAACATGGTCCCATTTGATCTTCTACTATCATCTTAGGAGTTGGAATTGGTATCGGTGTTTCAGACAGTATAGTCGTTCCAGACGTAGCATGTTCAAAACGTCCGCGTCCGGTTCTCCAAGGCATCCACTGTGTGGCATACCAGTTATACAAACAATAATCATCTGCCCCACAAATCGCATACATATACTGCATCTTCATCGGAAGTGGTGGTTTATTATATCCTGTCTGATCCATGATAAAAGTTCTTATAGCAAGATCTGAAATATAAAACGAGTTCTTCACCGTTGTACAATCTAGTCGGTAAGTGCTCAGATGGTTAAGAGCACTCTGCCATTTAACATTATACTCCATGATATTAACTTTATCGAGTTGTTGATAGGATGCTCCCATCATCGGTCCTGTAATATCATCAGTCGTAGTATGATATGTTTTAGCTTGTGCTACTTCAATGATAGCTCCACGTAGATCAGTTCGTTGTATTGTTTCACCTACTTTAGTCATCTGAAATGTAGGTACATTTAGGAACACATCAAAACCGCCTCGTTCCCAAGTCCATAATCCACGCAATGCTTTAATATTATTAACGGCAACGCTATTTGTATATTTCGTACTTTCTGGATGGTACCAGCTTATAAGATCTACGCTAGGATACGTCTGTGTTTGATTAGTTTGCCAATAAGGTTTTCGCATTAACTGGATAAATTCTGATTGATCTTCTCCAAAATGCGGTTCATTCATTTCTGTTGTCATATTTCGCATCTTCTTTTGTTGTCCAGAATTTGCTTTAATCGGTGCCTGTACTGTAGTTTGAGGTACAAACGCACCGGTGTCTTGTGACATCTGATCTTCAACCACCATTGCTAGTGCCGATGGTTTTGGCGCTGGTTTACGAACAGTTGACCCTCCCAAACCTCCAAACTGACTATCTGGTCCACAACGTGTGAACACAAGTACTTCAATCTTTTGCGGTGCGTTAGACATACTAGTCATTTTTTGTGTAAGAGTCATCGTAACTAATCCAGCCGATGAAATAGCAGATTCCGCATTTCTATCTACACTGATATAATCATACTGCTGTACATATTGTGTTCGATATCTTTTAGACGTATTACCTACTATAGACACAAAATTAGTAACATAATGTGTCTTTTGTTTCGAATCAATCGTCTCGGAAAATTTCCTGCCAAATAAATGGGAAATAGCTACTCGCGCCTTTGTGTTCTCCGAACACACAAACATAAACGTGTAGATCATAGATCCATGCCAATTATCATAATATGTGGAAACAAGCTCACACGGAGGAACTACAAAATTATCTATAAATTCACCATTCGAAATCTGTGGTGAAACTATTATTCGAAATATTTCTGTTCCCACATCCGTTTCTGGTGTTATCGTAAACTTATGAGTTAAACATGGGACCATCGCTAATTGGTTCATACTTTTAGGCATCGTACCCTGTATCCATTCATCTCTTGGAGCCGACATTGTTGTAGAATTAATACCAAACTGCTCTGCTTGGCTAAAACCACGTGCATGGGCTTGCCCTCGATGTTGAGTAAGAGCTACCTGTGATTCTTTACACGGCTTAGCAGGTGGTCGACTCAATCCAAAAATCTCAAACACCTTTCCAACAGCTGATGCGATTTTTCCTCCTACTTCGATGACATCTCCAACTACATTCACAACATCTTCTACTCCTGTAATAACTTCATTCACAATATCACTCATATCTTCTATGAGATCAAATTGGTCATTAAGTTCTCGATGTTCTAGTGCTAACGCTAATCGTATTATAGCACTTTCAGTATATGGAGTGTCTCCTAGTTCCTTTCGTACTAAATCCATCAATTGCGTTTTCGTTGGTACTATCTCTTGATATGGCGGTCTAGGTCCTACTAAATCAAGGTTCTGCCAACTCACCGATAATTGAATATCACAATTAGATGATCCTCCTGTCATAGGCATAAAATCTGTAAGCATGCCAATATACAATTCTCCAAAGTAGAGTGGTAATACTGGATCCAAAGCCGATCTATTAGCCATAAGATTAGTCCAATACTGAAATGGCACCACCAGTTCAAAAGTTTGACTTCGATTACAAGGGATCAAACAATAATTTGGTTGAAAGTGCATTCCACCTGATTTAGAAGTTTTATCTTCTATGAATTCTCCTGCTGTTGTTAACATTTTAACTGTAGGATACCATTTTCTTACCTTTGGTGGCAGAACTGCCATAATTGCCATTCCCGCTTGTATTGAATTAGCGGTAACTTGGGCTGTAATGACAGCATCCATTTTGAGATATGTAAACATATCTAACTGAGTTCGCTGAATGTTTGTATGCGTTTGGCTATCATTCTGCAATAAGTCAAAAGGGACTTCATATCGTTTTAATATCATACCTGCCTTTGAATCAGTTGAGATCTTTACATAATCAAAGTGGATCGGATCTGCTAATACTTTCTCAGCACTAGATTTGTCCATTCCCTGTTTAACTGAAAATCGAGCTTTCTTGGAGCCTCGATTCCGAGTCTTTGTAACTTTTAACGCCTCTTTCTCTCCGAATTGTTTTCCACCACTAACATGTTCGACTTGTTGTGGTTTTTCTAGTTCTGCTGGTTCATCATGTGGTGGGATATCTGTTGTTACGTCTTCAGTACCAAAGTTAGGTACCGTAAATGACGATGCGTTGTTATCTGGAAAGAAACCAAGATCTGTAGAAGCTGTAACACCTCCTTCTTCAGTTTCCATTTGATCCTCTAACTCCATACAAACGTCAACATGACTATCGTGATCTGTAATATACTCAAATGTCTTATGACATACGGTACAATAATAATCTGATGTGACATAAGTACGTCTCGCTATTGTAGGATGTATTCCACTATACATTACTGGAACTTGACCAGTATGATCTATTTTACATGGTTCACACATATCTTCAAAGCAAATCGTGCAAAAGAAGAAATGTAATGGTTCCGTTGATAATGGGTAATCAGCCCAAACATCAAAGTGCCATGGTTTATCAGTACTATGCAATAACACATGTGTATAAGAACTTCTATCTAAATAAAATTCGGCTGTGTCTCGATGTATGTCTGGATTAAGATTTTCTTGACCTACTAAATGTAATTGAAGGTCCTCATCAGAGATATCCGGTAATAAACTCTCTTCCTCTGGAATCTGTTCCATCTGATCATCAACTATCATATACTGTAAGTTAGCTTCATCTGAATAATGTATCAAAGTCATCAAATTCTTTTTATGTGTCTTTGACTCTTCATGAGCTTTCCATTCAGTCGCAGCCGATACTGATAAACTACATACTCCACAGAATATAGAGAGTGGTCGAGTTCCGTTTAATCGAACGAAATCTTCTACACGGTTTTTCAGCGTTTCCTGGTGTTGCATTGAAGTACGATGTACGTTAAGTGCTTTAGTTGACTCTGTAGTCAAATTACATGTTGGACAAAATCTTATTTCTGTACAAGGATGAGTAAGGTCTTTAGTAACACTAAACATTTTATTTATTTGATCTAATCTATAAGCTTTAATTTTATGATCCGGATCTTCCAGATGCATTAATGCGGTATGTAAGTTTGGATAATCAAATCTACAAATTAAACAATAATAAACATTCATAACCTGAGGTGGTTTCGATTTGAGATTCGTTTCGATTTTATATCGAATTGGTTCGTTTAGAACCGCTGTAGTAGCGTTTCTATGAGGTTTCCCATTCATATGGGACTTATAGGCTGCTTGGCCTTGCGTCATTTCACTACAAAAGTCACAAAAGAAAATACTATCGGTATCTAACTTCATTTTACCGATACTAAGTTGCAAGCTAGCAAGCTTTTCGGACAGCGTTTTCTCATTAGTCGTGGCCATAGTGACAGAAAGGGTTTGAAAAAGGCGGGACATTTAACGAGGCCCCAGCTCGCCACAGTTTGCCTACCGTAGGTCAGTAGCGCTTTCAATATGATTACTAATAATAGGTACTAAATAAATTTTACTAATATAAACTACTAACAAAATTAATGTTCAGCTTTACGAAGGAATAAATTCCAACCCAGACCCTGAACTAAAAATAATGCTTTCGCATATACTTTCATCAAAATGTTTCACTATTAATTTCGTCATACATACTAACGATTATTGTATATTATAGTCTATACAACTCTTAAAAACTCAATCACTTTATATAAAATATAAATTATTTTGACTGTCTAACACAGAACTTCAAACAAAATATAAATTACATAGATTCGAGAGTTTTTGAAAAGAATACGTTGAGAGTGTACATAATAGATTATGACTCACCTTGCGTACGTCGTACCATTAAATTCAGATGAATCGATGTCCGTTTCCAAGTCGTCTTACTAAGAAGTGATTTGAGTGTATAGTTTTAAAAGTTTTAAAAGAAGGATATGATAATACTTTCCGCTAAGTAATATTACCATATGTTTTCATTAACTCCGTATGAAAATTATACAAAAATAC